GGCTGGCTCTATACCGCGCAATGGCCGCCGCCTTGGCTGCCGTGTGCGGGTCCGTGGCTTTCGCCCGGAAGGTTTCTCTGGAGGAATTCTTCTTGCGGAATTTGGTGCAGTCGAACGACTCGCGCTTGCCGCTGAGGACATCGCGCACGCCGACCGTGTAATGGCTCACAAGCGCTCTGGTGACGCCAAGCTCCCGCGCGACTTCGGCCTGGGACTTTTTGCCGTTGAGTTGGTCGAGCCCGGCCGCGAAAGCGATGGCGTTGGCCATGACGGGCAGGTTGTTGGTCTCGAGCAAAAGCCCGACCACCTTGCCAAGCGTGAGCGCCTGCTGGCGCACCTCGGCGGTTTGGAGCATGGCCATGACCTTGCGGGCCACGGCGGGCGTCGTGCCGAGTTCATCGGCGAGGGTGTCCTCGGGCGAATCGATGTCGAGGTCTGGCATGTAGGCGGGTTCGCCGTCTCTTGCGGTGAATGTGTTCATTGGAAGGCTCGTCGTTGGATTTTGTCGGCAGGGAGTCGAAGGGTGCGGCAGAGGGAGACGAACATCGGCGAGCGGATAAAGCGGATCGCGCTGGCCTTGTGGAGTTCCCACTCGGCGTTCTTGTTTTTGTTCGCAAAATCCGTCTTGGCATCGACATCGAGGACGGTCTGGCGAATGAATGCGCACATGAGTTCGCGGCACCCTTTGTCGTCGTAGCTCATGGCTTGGCCGTCCTCCGGTTGTATTCGGCGATCAACAAAGCATCCGCTGTGGCGTGCGTCACCTTGATCGTCGGGAAAAGCTCCTGCGCTCGGCGCTTCGACACATTCTTGTCGCCCTTGGTCAAACACCCCATGGCCTTCTGCCATGCCTGCGGTCGGATTCGCTCGTAGGGGACGCGTAGAGCGGACAGAACCGCTTGAAGGCGTCCATACCCCTCGCCGAATGTGAAAGCCGATTTGACGCCCATCTGCGGCGAGGAGTGGACCAACTCCAGCACCGCCCGAGGCTCTGCCAGCGAAATGGAGTCGCTGAGGAGGTCGATAAGGTCTCGGTCGGTCTCGGGCATTTTGTGCGCCCATGGGTCGCCGAGGTTTGGGATGAATGCGATACCGCCGGATATGCCGGGGTCTATGCCGATGTAGAGTTTCATGAGTCTTGTTGTTGGGTGAATTTGGCGATGGCGCCGTCCATCTGGACCGGCACCGCGTGGCCGCGCTCGCCGTCGCGGTTTTTGTCGAGTGAAATGAAAGATTCATCTCCGTGGCGGATCATCCACACATGGTCCGAGTGCATCCCGATGGCGCGGGATTCGCGCAGTTTGCCGTCCTCGTTGAGCTGGCTGGCCGTGGCGACCGCGATGTTGAGTTGCAAAGCCAGCGCCTTGAGCCGCCGGGTGATCTCCGAGACATGCTGCTCGCGTGTTTCGTTCGATGCCATGGCCCGCAGGTGGACGAGTTGCACATAGTCCACGATCACGAGATCCGCGTTGCCCTTGCCCGCGAGGTCACGCGCCGAGGCGTCGATCGACTCCATGTCGGTAAAGCCCGACTCGACCACGAGGCCGGATTGGGAAATCAAAGCCGAGGCCGAGTTGAATTTCGCCAGCATGTCCTTGTTGACCGATCCCTTGGCTCCGGCGATGCGGAAGACGCCGACATTAAAGCCCGCCAAGTGCGAGACCATGCGAGCGAGGACTTGGGTGGCCGGCATCTCGAGGCTGAAGACCGCCACCTTTTTGCCAGCGAGGACCGCCTGCACTGCCATCTGGAGGAGCAGGATCGACTTACCGCCCGAGGTCGGCGCGCCGATCGTCAGGAGTTCACCCCGCTTGACGCCGCCATTCGTCCAGCGGTCCAGACGATCGATGCCGGTGCCAAATGCCTCCGCAGGCGTGTGGTTTTCAAGTTCCTCCGTCAGTTTAAGCAGGAGGTCTTTGGTCGAAACCCTCGGGCGGTCCACCATCATCGCCGCCTCGGAGAGAGCCAGCGACACGCCGGCAATGTCTCCCTCCTGGCGAAGAAAAGCCCCCTCGGCCTCCCGCACCGCGGACAATGCCCGGCGATACCTTGCCGCGTCCATCAGTGCGCTCCGGTGCCATGCCGCCGTTTTGGCGTCGCCGGTTGGCATGAAGTCCACCAACTCGGTGAAGGCGTGCATCCCACCGATCGCGTCGAGTTGGCCCTTGGCTTCGAGCCGAGACTGCACCGCGAACGGGTCGGTCGCCATGCCGGTCTCGGCGAGTTCCTTCGCTGTGGTCAAAATGATTTTGTGCGCCTCCGAAAAAAACAACTCCTCGGGCCAGGACATGACTCTCAGGCATTCGAAGTTTTGCAGGATGCAGGAGATCGCAGCCTTCTCGGCGGTTTCGTTGAGTGGGACGCTTGGGAGCATCTGGATAATCTTGGGGAGTGTTGTCATACGCAGGTAGGGAGGAAGCGGTCGCAAGACCGCTCTTTATTCTTCTCTTCTCTAGTCCCGTTTTTGTCCTTCTCGGATCGGGACATTTTCGGGACATAATCGGGACGCCGTTGCTTGGCTTTGTTTGCCGCGTTAAGTGCTCGCTCCTTAGCGCTTTGGCTTATGTGCCTGTCAAAGTTTACGAAGGTCATTTCCGTGTCTTTGATCTTCAACCAGCCCGCTTCGACCATACTTTGCGCGAAGCGTTCGTGACCCCCGATCGTGTTCAAATGTGGCATCGCCGCGATGTGTGTCCTTCCGCCAGCGGGACAATTTCGGGACGCCCAGGCCCATACCTTCACGAGCCTGCCGACCACTAAATCCGGATCCATTTCGCAGGTCGCCGCGATCTGGAGCACCTCCGGCTTTTCAGCCACATGGTGCTCGATTTTCAGCCATTCTCCGGCCATATTATTTCTTTCCCTTCATAGTGTTTGCATTCCGCTCGATGTATTTCCGCACCCGCTCCATGTCCGCCTTGGCTTGCCGTGCCTCTTTAAGTGCATAGGTGTGCTGATAAGGCGGCAGAGGCTCCGAGCGCTGAAGCCGGGGGCCAATAGGGCAACCGTTAGCGCAAATGGCTAAGCGGAGGGTGATTTCAGGAAGCATTTAGTTCCTCCAATGCTTTGATGAGCTTCTGGCAATACTCCGCGCCCATCTTGGCGTGGATGTTCGTGGCGGTTCGGGCTGGGTCGGACAGCTTGATGGTTGGTTGGGGCGGTTTTGCTTTGGTAACCTTTTTACAGGTTACCTTATTTCTGGTTACCGCCTTGATGACTGCCGGATGTGATATTCCAACCTCCCTTGCCGCTTCTCTGACTCCATGAGTTCCAGCCTTTACCATTTCAGCGGCTCGTGCTGATCGGCTTGCTTTCTTCGCCTCGGCCTCCGTTGGATCACCGCCAAGAATCCGCACGCCTTCCACAATCTCTTCAACCTCCACCAGCGTCTTGCCGAGTTCTTTGGCGCAAAACTCCTCAAAGCTGGCAAAGCCAATCACCTTCCAGGCTTCAAACTTGCGAACATCCTCGACCATCCGGGCGAAAAACTCGGCTCCGGTTTCGAGATTGCTGCAAGCCTTTGGATACTTGAGCCGCATGATCTCGGCCAGCTCCTGCTCATTTTCGGCAAGAGAGAACGGCGTGGTGTGGCTGAAGTGTTTGTAAACCTTCACAGGCCGATTCCTTTCATGCTCTGGAAATAATTGCGCAGCCATACGGCGGCGGTCTCTAATTCGTCGTCCGTCATTTCCTCACGGCTTCTCCCGAAGTGCCTCTTGATTGCGGCGTTGGCTTCTTTCTTGAACCGACCAATGACAGAGCCAGACACTTCTTCGCTCTGCTTTGCCCTGATAAAAGCGATTCGGCCAACAAGAGCGTCCAGGTATTCACGCACTTGGAATGCGCGGGCTTGCTTGCTCTGCTCTTTTTGAAAAGCGTTCTGGCCGATCTTGTAGAGTTCAGCCAACTCAGCTTCATCTCTTACTGGATCATAGCCGCGTCGGCGCGATGCTTCGGCCTTGAATGCCTCGTAAGCACCTTGGTCAGTTATGACAGAGATGAGTTCAATTTCCCGCTCTCTCAAGAGTTCTGGGAAATCCCAAGGATCAAAAGCTGGGGCTTGTGGGGCTTCTTGTGGCTTCGCTTCATTCCCGTTGCCACAAGCATCCATCCATGTCGCCAATGATCTACCAGCCCAAGCATGAAGCGGGTGATCGCTCGGCACATTGACGCTCAACGCCAACTGCTCGGCACCAGATACGATTCTCGCCCCTCGGCCATAAAACTGCTTGTCCTGTGTAGCCTTTCCAGAGAGCGCCCTTGCGCTTACTGGAAACAAATCGATGATTTCGCAGACATTGACCGAATCAAACCCCTCTCCGGCCATACTGACTTGAACGAGGACATCGATCTCAGCATCGGGCCGCTTGCCGTGTTGGTTTTTTGGAGGGCAAAACTTGGTCAGGATTTGCCGGTTTTCTTTGTCGCTCCGTCCGCTGATTCCTGTTCCGATCCAATCAACTGAAAGCCCCTCGGCGAATTGCTTGATCTGTTCACTGACCATCTTGGCATGCCTGCAAGACATGGCTCGAACTAGCATCTGGAGACGCTTGCCTGTTTGTGCTCGCATCTCCCGCAACCGACGAATCGGGTGGATAATTAGAGGATGTAAATACTGCGGGGAATATCGGATATTTTTCCTTTCCTCCCATTGGTCAAGTTCCCCATCGGCCATGCGGTGAAGTTCGGTGGTTGTGTAGTTCGCCACTTCTTCCCCGTCTTGAATGACAGCAACGGAATACTCGTAGCTGTGGCAAACCATCGGCTTAACGCATCGGCCTTCTTCGGCCTCCCGATAGGTGACGCAAAGCCTCGGCTCAGGAAATATGGTGTCAGCCCCGCGCCGATATGGTGTGGCGCTCATTGCCAAAGAAAACTCTGCGTGTTCGATTGCCAGCTTGGCCGCATCGCCCCACGCCATCGCTTCCCCGTAGTGGTGAAATTCATCGAACCCGACGAACCACTTTGTTCCCGGCACTTGGAGCAAATCTTTGAGGGTGTTCAATCCTCCACGGCTCATGCTGGCCTCGAGTTGCTGGACGGTGCAGACAAAAACTTGAACCTCTCCGATCCGTGCCATGCGAAGGTCTCCGGCGCTCCTCTCAAATGACCAGATTCCCCCAAGGCAAGGCGCACCAACTAAGGCGCAATCCCCAGCAAAATCATTCACGATTTGTTGGCGCTGAGTATCGTTGGCAACGATCATCAGCATACGGTTTGCAATCTGGGTTTCGTGGCAATGCTTCCAGACAAGGGCAAAGCCGATGCTTTTCCCGTAGCCAGTCGGCCATTGAACGGAGAGGGTGTCGCCGCGTTGAATTTGCGGCAGGTATTTAATTAGGTCTTGCTGACCTTTGCGTGGTTGGAATGCAGGTGTTTGTGGCAGGGTGGACATAGGAGTTTAAGGTTTGCTGTTGAGGTTTCCCCGCCTTGTGACCAAGGAATCAGGTGATGAGCTTCCCAACTGTCCATTGTCCGGCGACACACCGGACAAACTCCGTCCTGCAAAACATAGAGGAGTGCTTTTTGTTGCTTGGTAGCGAGTCTGTTCATGGCCTGATAGCCTGCGATCCTCGGCGGGATCGTTCTTGGTTCGGGTGTCAAAATTCATTGCGAAAAGGTTGTTGCGCGTATCAACGCCGCGCCCCGGAGGGTTGAATCAAAACGGAATATCGTCGGTCTCTTTGGCAGGCTTGGCCTTCGGCGCGGGCGCCGAGGATTTGGGTGAAACCCAGCTATCGATCTCGTGGTATCCCGTGTCGTCATTAAGCTCCACGATCACCGTGCCGGTGCGCCCGACGAGGTGCTCTGGCTCCACGCTTGCGTCCTCGTTTGGGATGATGGCAAAGCCCAGCGCCTCGCGGATTTGGTCGATCTTCCAGGCCGACTTGGCCGTGAAAACCATGTTGTCGTAGATGGTGCCGCCGTTGCTGCCGTCGGGGAGTTTCACTCGGCACTTGAGGCGGATGTATTCGTTTCCGGTGCGGTCGCTGATCTTAAGTTCCGCGCCCTCGATCTCGACCTTATGTTTTCCGGGCGTGATCTGTGGCGCTTGGGGTTCCTGTTGTTTGTAGGTAGGCATATATTATTTTTTGGTTTTGATTTGTCGCAGGGTGTTTATCGGTGACCCTGACTTCACCGCTGACTCATCCACTTCCACACCGGCGTCGGCGCAGAATTGGCGAAATTTGTCGGCGCTCATCTTTCCGCCAAGGGCGAGGATGAGCGTCTCTTTTGAAACATTGGCGGAGGCCCGAGCGATGGCATCGGCCTCTACGAACTGACGCCCCGCGCCCGTCGTCACCTTCCAGCCGGGGATATCCTCGCCAGCGGCGAGGCGTTCCTTGAGAGCCTCCAGAACCGGCTCGGCGATCTGCTTCTCGGCCAGCTTCCAGTTCGCGGCGAAGGCCGAAAGCTCGACCGGATTGGCGAGGATTTGGTCGCGGATGTCGGAGAGCGCGAGGTCGGACTTGACCAAGGCCAGCGCCTCGGAGGATTGACGCACCAAAGCCCGGCACCCGTTTTGATGCGCACACCAACCGCAATACTCATTAGGCGTCGGCTCCGCCAATCGGCTGCTGGCCTCGGCGATCGTGTTGCTGACGATGGCCTCCGCCTGGTCGCGGGTGAAATCGTAGGTGCGGCGGAGTCGCTGATCGACATAGATCACATGAGCCGTCCACGAGTTGGCGAAATGCTCGACCATGCAGGCCAGCGCGTAGGCCGCGAGCTGCTGGCGGTAGTTGCGAACTTGGCCGGTCTTGATGTCCGCCACCCACTGAGCCCGAACGCAAACCGCGTCCGCGGTGCCGGGCTTGGAAAGGCCAGGAACCTCCATGCCGAGATGCTCCTCCCGCGTCTCGACATGGTAGCCACCCGACAGGGTGCGGAGTTCGTCAACGCCCCACCGAGCCACCGCTTGATCTTCGGCGGCGAGGCCGTCGTAGGTCGTCGGATCATCAACCAGAAGCTCCCTGATGGCTTTGTCTAATAGAGTCCCACGCTCCGCCGCCGCGCTGGTGCCGGGTGCACCCGTAAACAGGGCGCACTCGGCCAGCTTCGGCAGGGAGGAAGGGGACATTTCCTTGGTCATGCTGCGGCCTCCATTTGAGACAATGCCTTGGAAACCAAAGCATCTGGGCGGGACATGATCTGGGACAAAAGTTTCTCGCTGGCGTCCCTCCATGTCTGGCCCTCGGCGATGGATCCGTTGCTGACTAGGAAGAGGTTGACGACTTCCTCGTTGTCCTCGAGGACGGCCACCGACTCCCGGCCAATGATCTCCACGGCAGGCGCCGAGGTTTTGGGTGCAGGTTTGCCGAAAACATGCGCCACGGATTCCCACTCCATCGGCAACTCCTCGGCCAAGCCCGAGCGGGTCTTGGCGTCGTAGGCCGCCGAGTGGGTAGTCAAGATGATGCGCTCCTTGCCCCCGATACCCTTGGCCTTGCCGTTCTCCTGCGAAACGGCCTTGGTCTTAAAGCGGAAGAACCACAACTCATCCGCCCACTCTTTGACCAGCGGAGAGGACTGCTTCGACAGCTTCAACTCGTATCGGTCGTATGCGGCCAAGATGTCCGGCGGCTCGGTGCGCTGCACCTTGGAGTGCGCCAGGACAACCACATGCTTGCCTGCGTCGATGAGCGAATCCAGCGCGGTCAGGAACCGGCTGACTTTTTCCGCCGTCATGACCCAGCCCTTGCCGAAACCGAAATCCTCGACGGATTGCTTCTTGTTCGTAGCGAGCAGGTCTTCAACCGCCAACCGCTCCGCCCAATCCGCCGAGTCGATCACGATCGTCTCGTAATCCGTGGCCGCTGCCTCGGTGATGCACTGCCCGAGTTCCTTCCAACTCGAGACCGCCACGCGATCGACATTCAAATGGTTCGATCCGCCCTCGATGTCGAGGAAGAGAGGATTTGGGAACTTGCTGGCGAAAGTCGTCTTACCGACGCTTTCAACCCCGTAAATGACCACCCGCTGTGGCCGCTGTTGTTTTCCTTTTACAATTTTCATCTTGTTTGTTTGTTGTGGTCAGCGTTTTTTGGGATGCGCTGCCCCCCTTGTCCCCTGCTTTGGCTTTATGGGCTTGCGAGGAAATTGGTTCGCTATTTGCGAGTGGCGAAGGTCTCAGTCCTCATCGTCGAACTCCTCCCAGCGCCGTCGGCGTTCGTCCCGGCGCTCGCGGATTTCCCGAATGGCCGACTCCCGACCGAGGACATAGCTCGCCCAGCAAGAGCCGAGGCTGATGATCGCGAGCGAAATACCCATGGCGTCGCTCATCGTGCGCCCTCCTCGGGAGGCTCGGGGAGGTGTTGCCAGTGAAGGACCGGCACCAAAACGCGGGCCGCATTCGTGAACCTCCATACGCCGGCATCTACAAAGCCAGTTGCCACATCGTCGTCTGCCGTGTGGATGACGACCTCGATGTCTTCATCCGGCAGCTCCACTGCGGTGCGGATCCAGGCGCTCATTCCTTCACCTCCTGAAGCACGACTTTAAGCGTCGTCTTCGCCACCGGCTTCACCTCGGCGACCTGCTGAACGATGAGCCAAGTGCCTGACCAGTCATCGTCACGGTCATCAAGTGAGATTTCGCTTTGGTTCCAGCACTCCTCAAAATCGCGGCGGATATGTGCCTCGGCAGCCGCCCTCGTGTCGAAAGGTCCGCGCACTTCTTTCATGCTGCCGTCTAGGCTCTCGGTTTCGATAAGGTAATAGCTCATCGGACGACCTCCACCCGGCTCGGAACGCCTCCGAATTGTTGAGCGAAACGCTCCCGCGCCTCGAAGGCCGAGAAGGCCCAGAAATACTCCCCGACTTTGTGCCGGAGAAAATTCAGCCCCTCGCAGTGCCAGAGTCGCTTTTTCATCGGGCGACCCTCCATGTGAGCGCGGCCAAAATGAGCGGCAGCGCGAGGACTTGGAGGAAGTCGATTGCGTAACCGATACAGCGGAGCGTGGTCTCGTAGTCCATTACGCGGCCCTCCGGTTGCGTGTTGGAACCGTTGTGCGGTTCGCGGTGCTCGCGTTGCGGTAGCCCCACCAGTCGAGAAATGATTCCCTGACGATGTGCCAGCCACCGCACCGGCCCCGTGGCATCGTGGCGGCGAACTCACCGCGCTTGATGTAGTCGCGGATCGAGCGGCTGGAAAAACCCGAGAGGCGCCGAGCCTCGTCCATGTCTATGTAAACATCGGAGAGGTTCATGCTGCCTCCTTTTCGAGCTTCTCGATGAGTAAATGACGAACGAACCCGCTAAGGCTCATTCCGCGTTGATAAGCGTGCTTGCGCGCTTGGTTGATCAGTTGTGGCGGGAGTGAGATTCCTGCCGCTTTTGCTTTTTTGTTCTCCGGGACTGGTCTGTTAGCCATGCGCCAACAATTGCTAATTGTTGACGCATTCAAAGAAAAAAATGGGGTGATCACCCCAATGGCTAAAAATTGACAATTATTAGAGTGGTGATATTTTCTATTGACATGAATCCGAAAAAACCGATTTCGCGCAAATCCAAGAGCGCGGGAATCTCGCTAGAGCCTGATCTAATCAAGCGCTCCAAGGATTTCGCGGACAAGAATGGATTCGGCAGTTTGTCGAATTGGGCGCGTTTTTTACTCACGCAAGAACTCCGTAGGGCGGATGGAAATCCGAGCTACAAGCTCGAAGAAATTGGCAAACCAACCGCCGAAAAGAACGGTTCAAAGGGAAAAGTCCAGTCGGGTGCTGGTGTAGTGATCGAGCCGGGATCCGAAACTTCCGCTTCTGGTCACTCAATTCACGCAAAGAAAAACTCCCAGAAGACTGGATAGGGCAGGTTCACGATTTAACGCAAGACCAAGACACCCAAATGCCCGTCATGCTCTGGCCCGATTTGCTGGGGGGGGGGTAAAAGACTGATTATTATCTCTTTACGCTACCCTTGCGTAGCCTAAACCCTCCACCAAGCCCGCCAGTCCGCCTTGCGCGAAGGAACCGCGTAGGTTTTGAGAACCAGAGCCGTCGAAGAATGGCCCATCTGATGCGCGGTCTTCCCTGCATCCTGGCATCGGCCGAGGTGGTAGGTAGCGAAAGAGTGCCGAAGAGCGTTCTCTGGCAGCATGGCCCACGGCACAACGCCCTCGTTGTTCAGCCGCTGAATCAAAGCCTCCCTCTCCCGATACAACCGGAGAGATTTCGGAGGCACGATCTGGCCAGATTTTCCTTTGAAAAAATCCTTCCGCTTTTTCATCGGCTCCGTGAAGTCCACGATCCGCTCCGGCAGGCCCGAGGATTGTTTCGAGACCTCCCTCCGAACCTCAATCTGCCCCGTCTTCGGATCCACATCCTCCCAGCGCATCCTGTGGACTTCAATGGACCGCAACCCCGCAAAGGCACCGAGAAGAAACCAAGCCCGAAGCGCGTCGCTCATTGTGGCATCCAGAATCGCCCGCAGTTCCTTTGCAGAAATCAGTGACCTCTTCGACTCCGCCTCCGGCGCCACGACGCGGCGAAATGGATTTCGGTCCAGCAACTCCATATCCACGCACCACCGAAAAAACCCAGAGGCGTAACGATGCCACCCCGCCCGCGTCGTCGGCGCGCCTTGAACCTTGGCAAAGACCCTCGCCGCCTGCATCGGAGTGACCGCCGCCACCGCGCCAGGGAACGCATCCAAAAGCTCCCCACATATTTTTTCCAACTTCTCACGATGCCGCTCCGAGCTGCCCGCCTTGCTCGCGATGTAATCCCGCACCGCGGATTTCATCGACATGCCCCTCGCCTGATCCTCCGAAAGAGAATCG